TTACGCGCCACGGATATCACCTAGAGCCTGGCTAGAGGAATCAGCCATGAACATCATGTCAATCTCATCTTCATGCGCCAATACAGATTGGGCTTCAAGTTGATTTATAAGGTGAAGATAGATCATAGTAGTTTGCACATCAGAATGACCCAGTCTATCCCTTACATACAACAATGGCTCCCCCTCAAATTCTTTGCTCTTACGGAGTGCCAGCAGTGTATAAGTCCCATAAGTATGACGCAGCATGTGAGCTCTAACATAGAAGCCGCATTTCTGCTCATACGACTTCATCACATCCACGATAGAGTCTTTGGAATAATGCCTTCCATTGTTGGTCAGAAGCAGCGCACTGACATTACCATCACCACAGGACTTGCGCAGTTCTCGTTGATGAAGAGAGTAAGACCACATATCCTCCATAAGCGACCAAGGGACATCTATTACTCTCGGACGGTCATATTTTATGTGCATATCCAATGGATCTAAGGCAACACTAATCATCTGCCCTTTACGCAGTCCCTTTTGCAGCTTCGGATTGAATACATACTTTATGGGAAATGACCTTGCCTCACAGGAACGAAGACCGGTTCTCACCATGAGGTGAAACAAAATTTTGTGGCTAGGATCTGTTTCTACAGCAAGACACTCTTTGACTTGATCCTTGGTCAAGAACTTCGTCATACGGCGTCGCTCCCGCACCATGACGGAAACTTTCGTTCTCTCGGGTCCAGGCTTAGCAACATGGGCAAGCAAGCCGGAGTGCGGCGCTACTTTGATCTTTTTTTCACCGAAAGGCAGAGCAGCTATCAGATCGCGCTGCTTAGCCCAACGGTAGAACCTGACAATCAAGGCTAGGCGTTTGTTAACCGTGCCAGGATCAAGCCCTAACTCCCCGATAGACCAATCCGCGTACCTTGAAAGGATGCTCAGGCCGTGCGCAGGGCTCTCATCGCTCCAGGACAACTGGTTAGCCTCAAGGAAGGCGAAATAGTCGTACAGACGACGACCATAAGCCTCCCACGTCAGATCGCTGAGGGACTCACCAGATTCGACAAGCACATGCCAGAGGAAGCTTTGTACTGGCTCCACTGGCCAGCCATCTGCTCCGAGCAATAGGGGGAACCCTTCAAAAGATCGACCTGACAGGACTAGGTCTTTTGTTGCGAATACAAGCCTCATGCCGCGCCTTAGGGATTGCCAATGGAACCTATGAAGTCTGGAATGGCTCGTCCAGAGCGGTTCAGATCAAGGCGCGGACTGTACAGGTTCTACTAACGATTACCACCCCTCAGATCGTTGTTGCTCAGCACCACGATAGGGGTCTTGGCCAGATCCGGCCGGAACACGCGCTCGCAGCTCGCGTAGAACGAGTTGCAGTCAATCAACGCGAACACCTGGTCACTGGGCATGATCGCGCACGCTGTAGCGAACCACACCCCAGATGACCAAGTCGTCGCCTTCCATGACGTGCCGCGCTGGGTAGGCGGAATTCTCCGACTGCAGGATCAGCACGCCGTCACGCCGATACAGACGCTTGCAGACGGGCTCGGCGTTGATCGCGGCGATCACGATGTCGCCGTGCTCGGCCTCCTTGCTGCGGTCTACGATGAGAAGATCGCCCGAGAAGATCCCGGCACCCTGCATGCTGTCACCCTCCACCTGCACCAGGTACACGTGCGGGGCACGCAGGTCGAAAAGCTCGTCGAGGGAGATATGACGCTCCAGATGATCCGCTGCCGGCGAAGGGAATCCGGCCGGCACACGGAACGAATACACCGGCAGCAGCGCAGGGCCGCCCGTCGGCGCGCCCAGGAAGGTGATGGTCATGGCAGATCAACTCAAATGAATAGCTGTATATTCATACAGTAAACTGTCAGACCGTTCCTAAGTCAATGCGCGGACGCGAGGCAGCCGACAAACGAGCGAGGTGGGTTATGTGTGGGAGGCTAAGCCAGTACCGAGGCATCCATGACTTTGTTGACACCCTGAGCATGCCGGAGGTCTGGCGAAACAACGTCAGCGACCAGCCCCTTGGCCGGTACAACGTCGCGCCAACGACGAACGTGGCGGTGCTTCGAGTAGATGACGCAGGTCCGCGCGCGGACCTGGTGAGGTGGGGGTGGCGGCCGCACTGGGCGGCCGACCGGGCGGCGCCGATCAACGCCAGGGTCGAAAAGGTGGCGCACGGCCCGTTCTTCCGCGCGATATGGCCGCACCGTGCGATCACACCGGTGGACGGTTGGTACGAATGGGTTGATGAAGGTGGGCCAAGGAAGCAGCCCTACTACATCCGCCGGCGAGATGGGCGCCCCGCGCTTTGCGCCGCGATCGGTCAGTTCACCGGTAGCGAGCATGACGGGTTCGTGATAATCACCGCCGACGCCCAGGGCGGGATGGTCGACGTGCACGATAGGCGGCCAGTCGTACTGTCGCCCGATCTGGCAGTTGAATGGATTGCGGCCGGCATGCCAAGCGAGCATGCCGAACAGATCGTGCTCAACCTTGGCGAGCCGGCCGACATCTTTGAGTGGCACCGGGTCGGCACCGCTGTAGGCAACGTGCGCAACCAGGGGCCGAGCTTGATCGAGCCTGTGCTCTTGCCAGCCTCATAGCCCCTCCCGGACTAGCTTCGCCCGGGAAAGCGCTAAGGCGTCGAGATCACTTACCCGCCGACTCCGCCATGATCCGGGCTGACTCGGCAAAGCCAACCCACTTGCCGGTGGCGTCCAGGCCGCGGTTCACCAGTTGCTGTTTAGCCAGCTCGTTCAGGTCAACCTCACCGCGCAGAGCCGCCAGCAGGATATGGCTGGGGAAGGTTTGAAGGTACATCTCGGCGGTTTCCATGAAGCGGCTTCCTTTGTGATCGTGGACACAGTAACGCTCCACGCAAATCGAATAGCAAGCAGATCAGATCCTGAGCGACAACCATCTAGAACAGGCCTCCCAGGGCTTCGGGAACCCAGTTCATGATCACCAGCTCGCCGGTCACATCAGCCTTGCCTTGCCGCTGGTTGGTGTTGCTGTAGCGGATATCCAGGCACTCGAAGTGGAAGCCGTCGAAGGCGCGCCGGATGTCCGGGTGGTCGTTGATGCTGACCATTACCCTGCCCTTGCAACGCCGCATGAAGTCGGCCATGCGCTCGTACTCCTCGAACGGGAAGTCGACGCCGTAGCCCGCGGTCTGCCAGTAAGGCGGGTCCATGTAGAAGAATGTGTGCGCTCGATCGTAGCGCTCGGCGCAATCGAGCCAGGACAGGTTCTCGACATAGGTGCCGGCCAGGCGCTGCCATGCGGCCGAGAGATTCTCCTCGATGCGCAGCAGGTTGATGGCCGGCCCCGTGGTAGCGGTACCGAACGTCTGTCCGGTGACCTTGCCGCCGAAGGCATGTTGCTGCAAGTAGAAGAACCGGGCGGCGCGCTGGATATCGGTCAGCGTCTCGGGGCGGGTCATCTTCTGCCACTCGAAGATCTGGCGCGAACTGAGCGCCCACTTGAACTGACGGACGAACTCCTCGAGGTGGTTCTGCACCACCCGGTAGAGCGTCACCAGATCGCCGTTGAGGTCGTTGAGCACCTCCACGGGAGCGGCCTGGGGACGCATGAAGTACAACGCGGCACCGCCAGCGAAGACTTCGACATAGCATTCATGAGGGGGAAAGAGAGGGATCAAGCGGTCGGCCAGGCGGCGCTTGCCGCCCATCCAGGGAATGATTGGGGAGGTCATAGATTGCAAGTCTTTACTGTATGAATAAACAGGTGTTAGGCTCGCCGGGCTTTGTGCACAAGGCAGGGGCCACGGCTGGACTTGCAGGAAGGGTCTGCGGGTTCGGCGGGCCGGGCTGGATGTTGGCGCATCCGCCCGGCTCGCTCCTTTTCATATCTACATAGCGATCATCAAGGAATGGGCATGGGTAAGAGATCTACGAACTTTAAGGAAGACACTCTAAAGCTCATAAAGCAGTTTCCAACAGAGCTATCTCTAGCTGTGTTACTTGGAGCACTCCCCCTTTACTTGTTTAGCAAAAGCTCAGAAAAACTAGATGAGATGGTTTCAGGCCTTTTAGCCATCGGGCCTATTATTGATTACTATGCATGGATGCTCGCCCCCTATGCGCTTTTGATCATCATGAAATATTTGGTCCGATTCGGCTCGGAACGAGGCAAGCTGATATTTAACTTCATTCACAAGATCGTTGCAGAAGCAGGAACTGGCTTCCAAACCATCCTCAGAACCGGTTCGGGCGTTGCGATTGGTGCTTTGCTGTTACCGGAAACAGTAATCACGCCCACCAACGATCAGTATTCAATGCTCTACTGGATGGCGGTGATGCCGTTGATTTTCAGTTGTGCCATATCCATGTTCAAAGACGAAGTAATGCAGCGTACCGAACGCAGAGCGTATAAAAACACTTTGAAGTTAGACGTGAAGCACCCTAAAAACTAACGAGTTAGAGTTTTAACATGTGCCTGGCAGGCCTTAAGCGCGATCAATCCTCGATCGCCTTCGTCGGTGATGGCGATAATTCGTCGAGCATGCGCTGGGTCAAGTTGGGCGCGTAGGACTCCATCCACCACGCCTCCGGTGCCGGCGGGCGCTCGCACCTCACCGCCACAACTCTGGGCGGCAACGGATCCAGCGTCGACCAGGACTGACAGCCGCAGATCAGCAGTAGCAAGCCGGTCGCGCAGGCGAGCCTGAGCTTGTTGAGCATCGTTCATCTCCTTCCAGTGGGTTCGGTCTTGCATCTGCAGGCGATCTTCCAACGTGCGCCTTGCTGCCTGCTGCTGTTCGAGCTGGTCGAGCGCCGCCACTGCAGCAGCCTCCCGCTCCCGGCTATGCTCCAGATCCTTTGTCGCAAGCCGCTGCTCATAGCCCGCCTCCTGCGTGGCCAGCTCGTTGGCCTGCCACCACCAGGCAAGCCGTGCGCCGACCACGGCCCCGAACACCAGGGCCAGCAGCGCAAGCCGCGATTCCAGGCCCATCAGTTCAGCACCTGCTCGGCACGCCTGTAGATCGTCAAGCGATCCTCCAGGCCATTCAGGCCGCCGTTAATACGGCGCGTGATGGCTTCGAACGCCGTCCGCCCCTTGTCAGCCAGCGAGTTTAGGTCGGCCTGGTGCCAGAACCAGCCGGCCGAGTCGGCCGCATGCTCGGGGCGCTCGAGCAGTTCGGGACAGGCGAGCAGGTCGAGGCCCAGGGCTTCACCGCAACGCTTGTAGTTGTCATGTCCGGTAATCTGAACCAGGCCACGGCCGCGATACTTTTGGCCGTCGCCGTCGGCCTCGGGCGAGTTGCCCAGCCGGGCTGCGAGCTTGCCCGTGTCGTACCTCGCCAGGTACTGGTCGTTGCCCAACTCCCGGACATAGCGCAGTTGGCCAGACTCATGCCCGATCTGGGCGAGGAAGGCACGCTTACGCAGCGGGGTGACAATCCCCCACTTGACCATTGCCGCATTCAGTACAGGAAGAAAAACGCCGGCTTGAGTGCCGGCGTTGGGGAGGATGTGTTGCAGTTGCTTGAGAGTGACAGTCATCATGAATCTCCTGCTGTGGCCTGACGGCCTGAATCATTTGTAAAGGCCATTCAGCCAGAGCCGAGGCCGCAGAACCGAGCGCTCGTCAAGGTAAATAGCCTTCAGGTAAACTCGCCACCGCATCGCTTTCGATTGACTTATTGACTAGGCTACGGATGAGCAACCCAAATATTAAATATCGGCCCGACATCGACGGGCTTCGCGCTATTGCAGTACTTAGCGTCGTACTATTCCATGCGTTCCCCTCCTTACTCAGGGGTGGATTCATTGGCGTAGATATTTTCTTCGTGATCTCCGGCTTCTTAATCACCTCCATTATCTTTAAGAGCCTGGACAACAAGACTTTCCGCTTTGCCGATTTCTATGGCAGGCGGATCAAGCGTATTTTTCCAGCACTTATCCTGGTACTGGCAGCCACATATATAATGGGCTGGCTCAGTCTAACGGCCGAGGAATTTTCGCAACTCGGCAAGCACATCACTTCCGGCGCGGCGTTTATTTCTAACTTCGCACTCTGGAGCGAATCAGGCTACTTTGACACCTCAGCACAACTCAAGCCCCTACTGCACTTGTGGAGCTTGGGAATAGAAGAACAGTTTTATATTTTCACTCCACTTGCGATGTACATTTTTTATCGCTTCGGAGTGAGCCCTGCGGCCCTACTCGTCTGCGCAGCCATCGCCTCATTCGCATTGAATGTAAAACTTATCGGTTACGATCCGACCGCAACTTTCTACTCGCCGCTTACGCGTTTCTGGGAGCTTTTGGCGGGTAGCTTGCTTGCATGGTTCACGACCTACAAAGATACCTCTATTTCCACCACAACCTGGGCCACGCTAAGCAGCAAGCAAAAACGTCTGCGAAGCCTGTTTTCATTCCTGGGCCTTGCACTGCTGATCTTTGGCCTTCTACACATTAAGAAAGGCGCGAATTTCCCAGGCACAAAAGCACTCATTCCGGTGATCGGTGCGGTTTTTCTTATTCTTGCCGGGCCAATGGCCTGGGTTAACAAGAACCTGCTGTCAGCTAAACCCATGGTGTGGTTCGGTCTGATCAGCTTCCCGCTGTACCTGTGGCACTGGCCACTGTTCTCTTTGTTGCGCATTACCGAAGGAGAGCCCACCGCACTGGTAATGGCTGCCGCGATGCTGCTTTCAGTAGCGCTTGCCTGGGTAACCTACCGCTATCTTGAACTCCCAATTAGAAGCTTCAGCTCTGAACGCCTCAAGGTAATCATGCCTTCTGCCGCGATGGTAGTTATCGCCGCAGTAGGCGGCGCAACTTACATGGCGGGTGGGCTGCCAGAGCGACAAGCCAACAAGGCACTGGAATCCTACGCAAACAGCATCGTAAGGTCAGATGCAAAAAGCCAGGCCGAATGTATTGATGTTCTGCACGCCTACAAAAAAGAAGGTAACTGGCATTGCCAAGTAGGCGCCGCGAAACCGACGCAAGACATTTTTGCTTTCGGCGATAGCCATGCATACAGCCTGCTCCCCGCATTTGAAAAGCTAGCTGCAGAGCACTCGCTGTCAATCGCTTTTTCCTCCGCCTCCGGTTGCCCGCCATTACTGGGAGTCCAATCCATGCGTGGCGAACTTGAGATTGAAAAACGCAATTGCCAAGCGCTCAATGAACGTATCTTCTCGTATATAAAGTCCAAGCAGATCAGCACTGTCGTACTGATGGGGCGGTGGTCCTATTACAGCGGCGGGACTACAAAGCCCGCAGACTATAACCTCATCGCAAAAGATCCGACTATCGAACCCACGCTCTCCCAGTCTGCTCAAGACTTGCAGTGGGCAATCGGCAACACGGTTAAGCGCTTCCGCGACATTGGCGTCAATGTCTATTTTGTGGAAGACAATCCCCAGCAACTCAGTAACGCTAAAGAGATTCTGCGCACCGGGAAAGGCAGTGAAGCGGTATACAATTCGCTTTCAGTATCACGGGCAGAGCATGAGTCGAATAGTGCATTCTCAGTAAATGCACTTCGCGAATCACAAGCGACGGTGATCAGCCTAGATCCCATCCTCTGCCAGGGGTCTATCTGTCCCCTGACCAGAGACGGGAAATTCTGGTACTTCGATGACAACCACCTGAGCGCAAGCGGCGCACTTGCCGTGTACCCTGCGATAGAGAGCGCCCTGATGAACGCTGCACAACCGCCTATGACCGCCCGGTAGGCACTGGAGCCCGCCTCCCTGGTCTTGATGACACTAAGCCACTCCGGGTCTAGCTCAACTGAACTACCCGGAGTGGCTGCTGTGACTTCCTCTTTTTTCCCCTGGCTTTCGCCTTGCCCTTCTTTCCGCCGTTGCACTCCACCGCGGTCGACCAGCCCGAGGCGTCGAACGTCTGCTCGACGCTGTCTACCAGGTACTCCCCATCCAGGCCGATCTTGAAGCCCTGGGCATTGATGACCCGTTCGGCGAAAAGATCGGTGCGCCCGGTCATCTGCAGGCGCACGCTCGCCGTGCTGCGGTTGAATGCCGCGAGCTTGGCTTTGGCCGCCTGCTGGGCTGCCGACTTGTTCGGGTAGATGTGGCGATCGGTATGCACGCCCGGCAAGCCGGAGGGGGCGTCGTCGTTGCTCAGCTCGATGACGGTCAACTCTCCAGTCTTCTTGTCCTGATGCGTGGTCTTGACCGCCGCCTGCGCGCTGCGATCGCCGAGTCGGAACTGCCACCGGCTCACATCCGCCGGGGTTACCGTGACCGCGCCAAAGGCCTTGCCGCTGGCACTCAGGCTGGCTTCGCGAGGCATGACCAGCAGCTTGCCGTCGGCCACCTTCGCCGTGCAGTCGTGCTGTTTGGCCAGGCGGGTAATGAAGTTGAAGTCGGATTCGTTGCGCTGGTCGACGCGATCAACCTTCGTCTGCACCGGGCAGACCGGTGTCCAGCTGTTGCGGGCGGCGATGTCGCGGACGATCTGCGACAGAGGCACGCCCTCCCAGCTACCACTGCGTGTGGTCTTGCCGGTGCCGCGCATGTCGCTGGCCTTGCCGCGGATCACCATGGTGCGGGGCGGCGCCGAGACTTCGATCTCGTCCACGGTGTACCGCCCCAGGCGAGCCAGCGGCTGGCCAACGTAGCCCAGGTGGACCTCGACCCGCGCACCACGGGCAGGCAAAGCCACCGCTGCGTCGCGATCATCGATGCGCAGCTCGAACTCGTCGGAGTCCATGCCGGGCTTGTCGGTTGTTCTCAGCAGGATCAGCCGGTCGTTGATCAGCATCGTGATGTCCCTGCCATCAGCGACGATGCGGAAAGTGGGTTGCATAGGCTCTCCAGAATGAAAAAGCCCCGCACTGGGCGGGGCTCGGTGTGTCGCGGTGGGTCATCCCCACAGTTCAATTGTCTCGATCGACGGAGCTGCAAGCTCGGGCAGGACGATGATCACCCCGGCGCGATAGGGCTGCGGCTCATCAGCCAGTCCTGGGTTCTGCGCGAGCACCAGTTCGACGGTACCGGTGAGGTGGCCGTAGTGCTGGTAACACAGGGTGTCGAGCAGATCCCCGTCAGACGTTCTGCATGTCGTTGCCATACTTCACGAACTCCAGTGAGAAACCCTGCTTACGCGGGATACCGCCGGCCAGCAGCGCGCCCTGCTCCTCGTCCAGATTGGTCAAGCACCAGGTGCCGAGCACGTCGCCATAGCCGGTCACCAAGCTTACCGGCTGTAAGCGGCGGATGATGGTGCGCAAGGCATCCAGTTGCTTGATGCCGCTTCGACTGGTGAAGATCACCCCCTTGAGCGTCAACTTGTCCTCCCCCTGCCCTACCGCCTGTTGCGCGATGTCACGCGTCAGACGCTCCTGGCCGGCCCAACGCGCCGACGTCTGCCGCCGCAACTCATCGAACGCTGCCGTATCGAGGTTGAAGTAGTACGGCTGCAACTTCGCATCGAGCGGCTGCAGGATCAGCAAGTGCGGGAACGGCTTTACTGCCGAGGAAGCAGGCGTCGCCAACGGCCCCAGCGCGCCTGTCGGCAAGATGTTCGCCAGCGCTGGGCTGGCCTGCCCGGCGATGCGGTTGATCGCCGCCGAGGCTTTGCTGGCTTGCTCCTTCAGTGAGCCGATGCGGTCTTGCACCGCCGCTGCGCCGCTGGCTACGCGGCTGTAAGTGGACGCGACCTGACCCACTGCCGACTGCGCGGCGTTGATGCCTCGCATCATGCGCTGCAGCCGCTGGCCGAGGGCCGGGCCGAGGACTGGCAGATCCTCGAGCTCGCTCGCGGCACCGGTCATGTCGCTGACGGCGCCGGTCAGCGGCCCCAGCATTCCATCCAGACTGGTACGGCCAGCCTCCCCCGCCGCGATCAACGACGACAGCGTTGACTGCATGGACTCCATGTAGGCCATGGCAACTCCTTACACATGAGGTTGATCGAAGAGCTGACCAGCGGCCTGCCGCGCGATGCTTTCTCGCGACCAGGTTTCCCAACTGTTGCGGATCATCCCCTCGAGCGAGCGGAACACCTGCTGCGGATCCTTGACGTCGCCTTGAACGGTGATCGGCATGTTGGGCAGCCGCGTGCACTACCAGTGCGAAAGCGCCGACTGCGACGTGCTGATCGAAGAGCATCACAAGGCCGATATGCTGGCGAAGGGCGAGTGGCGTGCCCACGCCCAGGGCGACGGCGAAACGGTGAGCTTCCACCTCAATGCACTGTACGCCCCGCTCGGCTGGCACTCTTGGGCCATGCTGGCCCGCGAGTTCGAGGAGGCCAAGCGCGCCCAGGACCGCGGCGACCTTGAACCCATGCAGGTGTTCTACAACACCCGTCTGGCCGAGGTCTGGGATAGCGCGATCGAGCAGACCAAGGCCGAGGTGCTACAGGCCCGTGCGCTTCAGGAAGACTACGTGCTGGGCACCTTGCCCGTGGGGGCGCTTGCGCTGACGGCCTCCGTCGACGTCCAGGCCAACCGCCTTGAACTGATGGTCATGGCTTGGGGCACCGGCATGGAGCGCTGGGTGGTCGATCACCAGGTGATCCCTGGCGACCCGGCCGACGAGCGTACCTGGGCTCTACTGGATGACCGCCTCAAGATCCGCTACCGGCACCCTTGCGGCGTCAGCCTGGGGATCCTGGCTACCGGCATCGACTCCGGCGGCCACCACACGCATGGGCGTTGAACCGGCTCGCCCGATCGTTCACGCCCTGCATGTCGCCGGTCATCAGCTCGTAGGGCAGCCCCGATCCTGCTGCTGCAGCCATCAGCTGCTGCCGCATGAAGTCGGGGTAGTTGTTGCCCGCGTCTGGCGGGTCCGAGAACTCGACCTGCTCACCAGGGAGCAGCTCCTGCATCGTGCCGGGCTCAAGCCCCACCATCGGCGTGAAGCCATCGCGGTCGAACTTGACCGGCGCACCGGTCAGCGGGTCGATCTGTGGGGGGCCGTCTGGAGAGGGCTTGCGAACGAAGCCGGCGAACAGGTTCGCCACCTCCTGCCGGAACAGCACCGCGTCGTCGAAGTTGTCCAGGCTGCGCAGGCGCTTCAGCACCGGCGCCAAACGCGGTACCCCACGCAACTGGCCAGGCTCCAGTGGCTCGAACACGTGCAACATCTGCTCGGCCGGGATCCGCACCAACTGGTTGTAGCCAGCATTCAGCGTGGACTTGTCGCTAGGGTGATTGCGATAGCACCAGTACGCCACGCGACGGCCCATGCCGTTGAACTCGATCCCGGCCCGGATGACGTTGCCGAAGCGGGTCACCTCGAACTTGTCATGGGGGACGAACTCCGGTGACAGGCATTGCAACTGCAGCGGCACCGCGTAGCCATCCTCCGGACGGCGCGGACGCAGGCGGATAAAGCATTCGCCCGACTGCTCGACGGTGCGCGCGACCAGGGCTTGCTGACCGTAGAAGTCGGTGAGCTGATCGGCGTCTGCCTCGTCGACCCAGTCCTCCCACAGCTCCTGCATCGCCTTGCGGACTGACTTGTCGAGCAACCGCGGATGCGGCGTGATACCGGTGCCGATCAAATTGCTGACGCGCTTGTCGATGACGTTGGCAGCATAAGGGTCATTGCGGACCGCACTGCGTGAACGGGACCGCAGGTTGCGCAAGGCCGGCATGATCAGGCTGTTCACGCCGGTGTCCGGCGCATCCCACCCTGATGAGCGCCGTCCCTCGGCGGCGCCTTCGTAGCTGGCCTTGATCCGCTCGGGCACCAGGATGCCCGAACGACCGAGGGACAGATAACGTCCACTCACAGTCCCTTGCCCCCATGGTAAACACGGGTCACGCGCGAGCGCGGCCCTGCGGCGCTCACCAGCTCGGCGCGTATCAGGTCGCGTGCCTTGATCAGCTCATCGACCGTTCGATACTCGACGGTGCGGTCCGAGTAGCGAACGACTTTTTCTCCGCGCGCAATCGCCCGCTCGACAGCGTCGAGGTGTGCTTTTGTGTAGGCCATGTCAGCGTCTCTTCAGGTAGCCGCTGCTGGAGCTGCGGCGTTGCATAGGTTGAGGCGCGGCTCGAGGAGCCGGCGGTGTTGGCGGATTGGGGCGCCTGATCGGTGCCGATGCCGGCTGCTCGACCTCTTCGTCCTGGGCGTCGCCGTCTGGCTCGCCGGCCTGGGGCCGGGCTGGCTGCTGCTCGCCCTGGTCGAACAGGCTGGCCTGCGCAAGCGCCTGCCGCAGCTTGTCCCAGTCCTGTTCGCCATAACGGTGCAGGCCGAGGAAGTTGGCCATGGCTAGGTTGTACACCATGAGGTCCAGCGCCTCGTTACGCTCGGCTTTGCTCTTGACCCACTCGATCCGCTTGTAGCCCTTCACGTAGCGGGCGATCTTGCGTTCGGCCACGCACTGCTGGAAGAACTCGTCCGGCAGATCCTTAGCGAAGTGCAGCGCGCCCGGCCCCGTCTCGAAGCTGTAGCGGTTGTAGATCCAGTCCTTGGCCGTGTCGGTACCAACGATCCACAGCTCAGCGCCGTTGCGCTCGGTCTGGCCCTTCCAAGTGACGTCCACCTGCGACGGGCGCTGGGCGATCACTGGCCGGCCCGGCTTGCTTGCTCCCTTGAGGGCAAAGACGTTGCGCCAGCGGCGCACGCGGGTGAACTGGTAGACCTCAGCCGCGGCTGCTGGTGACGCCCAAGCACAGCGCGACTCAGGCGGTCGGTACTGCCCTGGTGGCCCTGGCCGACAAGCTGCGCGGCATTGCCATCCTCGACGGGCCGAATACCACCGACGAAGCAGCTGTCGCGTATGCCGGCGAGTTCGGTGCCAAGCGTGCGTTCCTGGTCGATCCGGGCGTGCGGTTCTGGGATACCGACGCGAGTGCCATGGTGGATGCCCCCAGCTCGGCCTGGGTCGCCGGTCTGTTCGCGTGGACGGACAGCGAGTACGGCTTCTGGGCCTCACCGTCGAACAAGGAGTTCGTCGGCATCACCGGCACCTCGCGGCCGATCGAGTTCCTCGACGGCGATGAGACCTGCCGGGCCAACCTGCTGAACAACGCCAATATCGCCACCATCATTCGCGACGACGGCTACCGCCTGTGGGGTAACCGCACCCTGTCGAGCGATCCGAAGTGGGCCTTCGTTACCCGCGTGCGGACCATGGACATCGTCATGGACGCGATCCTCTACGGCCACAAGTGGGCCGTGGACCGCTCGATCACGGCCACCTACGTCAAGGACGTGACCGAGGGCCTGCAGGCCTTCATGCGCGACCTGAAGAACCAGGGCGCGATCATCAACTTCGAAGTGTTCGCTGACCCCGAGCTGAACACTGCGAGCCAGCTGGAGCAGGGCAAGGTGTACTGGAACATCCGCTTTACCGACGTACCGCCTGCCGAAAACCCCAACTTCCGCGTCGAGGTCACGAACCAGTGGCTGACCGAAGTCCTCGACGCCAACGCATAAGGAGCAACCCCCATGGCGATGATTCCCGAAACGCTGGCCAACCTGAACCTGTTCGTCGACGGCGTCAGCTTCCAGGGCGACGTGCCCAGCCTGACCCTGCCCAAGCTCACCCTGAAAATGGAAGAGCACCGCCCGGGCGGCATGGACATGCCTGTCGAGATGGAGCAGGGCATGGAGAAACAAGAGGCTGCCTTCACCACCACCGGCGTGCGCCGCGAGTCGCTGAAGTTCTTCGGTCTGGCCGACGGCACCGCCTTCAACGGTACGTTCCGTGGTGCCTTCAAGGGCCTCAAGGGCAAGGTCACTGCGGTAATCGTTACCCTGCGCGGCGCGCTGAAGGAGGTCGACATGGGCGACTGGAAGCCAGGCGACAAGGCCGAGATCAAGCACAACGTTGCGGTGACCTACTACAAGCTCGAGGTCGACGGGCGCCTGATCTACGAGATCGATGCCCTGGGCATGAAGCGCGTGATCGACGGCGTCGACCAGCTCGCCCAGCAACGCCAGGCCCTGGGCCTTTAACGTACTCACAGATATGCAGTTGCCGAGACCACCCACGACTGCGGCGTCATCGGCGGCCTGGCCCAGAGCCGCAAGCGCTTCCTACTGGTAGCCCGCCATGTCGAGAAGGTACCTCCGTTCCTGTATGAACCAGAGAAGAAAAGCCTGCGAGCAGTGGGCGATATCCTCGGGCGCATGCCTCTGGCCGGCGACGTCGAGGCTGCCGGCCCCATGCACCGGGTTCCCGCTCTACAGTGGAAGACCTGGGTACGCCTCGCCCTGGTCGAGGCCGGCAAAGACTGGCGCAGCCTCAACGACCTCGCGATCGAGGATGGCTACCTCCGCGACTTCGTGATCGTCCCCGAAGCCTACGCAGGCTATCTGGGCGTGAACGACTGGGAGAAGACCGTGGGCACTATCGCCGGTAAGTCCAACCCAACGAACGGCGCGTTTTCGGTCGCAGATCCTCGCGCCCGAGCCGGCGCACTCCAGTATCAGCAATACGGCGTGCGCCGCTGGGAAGACACCAGTGGCGCGGTGATCGGCGTGAAAAGCCCCGGCCAGGGAACGTTCAGCGTTGCCGATCCGCGTAGGGCGGGCGCCGGGTTCGGTAAGTACCAGGTCACGCCGTACAACAGCCCAGCGGGCACCGTCATCGCCGGTAGCACTACGGGCCAAGGCGCTTTTGCTGTACAGGATCCCCGCCCCGGCATGCGCCGCACCAAGGGTGACGCATACCTCACAGGCGGGCATTACGGCGTCGTGCCATGGGATGGCCCGGCCGGCGCCGTGTCCGCCAGCGCTATGCACGACAATGGTCGCTGGAGCGTAGCCGACCCACGACTACCAGCTGCCAATGACCGCCTGGCCTGCGTGATCGAATCGCTGGACGGGACATGGCATCGCCCGTTCACCACCTTCGAACTGGCCGCCATCCAGAGCCTGGTCGAGCCGGAGGAACAACTCGAGCTGGACGGCCTCAGTGACCAGGCTTGGCGCGAACGGATCGGCAACGCTGTGCCTCCACATGCTGCGGAGGCCGTAGCGGATGTGATGGGCACAACCCTGTTGTTGGTCGCCCAGGGCGAAACCTTCGTGCTGAGCAGCATGCCGATTTGGGTACGCCCCATCGCCGTAGGTCTGAGTGTTGCTCAGCGGGAGGCAGCATGAGTAACCACCGCCACGAGTGCCCAGCGTCGCACGCTGAGAACAGCGCCGCAGCTTGGCTCGGCCAGGCCGGGCTGTATCGCACTCGCCTGGAAGGCGTGCAGAACGGCGAGCAGCACCTGGAAACGGTTTCCGCCGACGAGCTATTCGAACTAGCACGCAGTCACGTACACGAGGGCCATATCCATGCGTAATTCAACCCGCTGCTGGCAGCTCCTGAGCCTGCTCCTGGCCGGCAACCTGTTCTTCACTCTGCTCCAGCTGCATCGCACCAACGCTACCACTCAGCCCGCTGAATGCACGTTACCGACTGTAAACAAAATGCGCGGCTACGAGCACCTGGCACTGAGCCCGAACGCCCGGCGTGCCCATGAGAGGTATTCGCTGTGACTACCACCCAGATTTACACCCCACGTACTCGGACGCAGAAAGGCATGCAACCAATGTCGGGCCGCAACATGTCGTTCATCTGCGACGTCTGCAACAAAGCTCGCACCAAGGGCAACCATGATCACTGCTCCAAGATCCGCCAGGCAGCTGGCTTCATCATCAGCCGAAGGGCTACGGCATGACTATTGATCTTTTGAAGTTGAAGGCACTCGCTGAAGCCGCCAAGCGCGATCTGTACGATAATCTGGCGGCCTATAAATACGGCATGTCGATGTCGCCAGCGATGGAGCTGGAACTAATCGCCGAGATCGAGCGCCACCGCGAGGTAAACGCCGAGGGCTATAAGCCCGAGAGCAGCATCCTGCTCGCCGGCCTCCCCTGCGCAGACGCAGCACCTTGCCGCAGCCTCGACGAAGCGGAGGGCTGCAAGCCCGACTACAACACTCATCCGACTACCAGTAGAAACACCAAGGCTGTAGATCGCCCGACCCAAGCCTGTCAGGAGAACCAAGCATGA